CACCTCGTCGGTTAAACGTGTCTCTAAAAAAATCGTCAAATTTATCTTCAATGTGTTGCAAATGTTCATTGGTTTCGTTTTGACTTTCGGTAAGATCTGCTAATGATGTCATTGCTGTTTTTGTTCCTCTTTAACCTTTTCTAAATACTGATGAAGTAAAGTAAGATAAGCCTCTCTCTCCCATGGTATCATATTATCTAACTCTGTCAAACTATACTTATGATATTGAATTAAAGCAAAATTTGTTTTGTAATATGAAATCATATTGACATGAGAGAGGCATATTAAAAAAAAGTTCTAATTCCTTGTAATTTGTGTTCTTGTTCTTCGTTACATTGTCCACATTTAAAATTAACGTCTTTAGTAACAACTGGCATTTCAGATATAAAATCGTCAATTGATTTTAATTGATCCGATGTTAACGAATCTAAAAATGCTCGTATTTCTTCTTTTGATTCTTCTTTAATCGGTAATCGCTCTTCTTTTGTACAAACTGCATCAATAGAGTTAAACAAAAATTCTTCTACAACGTTTTCGTTATTAAAATCAAAATCGCTATAAGAAGGATACCTCATTTCTAGAGAAATTTCTTTCGACAATTTAACCTTTGGATTTTTTATTACCTCTTTACAAAACACCTCTTTGACATTTATTGAGATTTCGTTATCGGTTTCGCAATGCGGACACGTTAACAAAATATCTGAAGTTTCTCCGACGGAGACTGCCCTAATTTGCATAAACAGGTATTCCATATCAAAAGTAGTAAGAAGTTTTGGATCAAGTTTTGGCGTGCAACACGAAACGACCGCTTCGATCATAGCATTAACAATAGACTCTAAATCTCCGCTTTCATTAGCGAGCATTAATACTTTTTCTTCTTTAACCAAATATGGTCTGTATCTAATCTTCTTTCCATTCGATGGTATAACCATGCTATACTTTGGTGTATCATTCAATCGCGGTAACGCCATAATTTATATCCTTATTTAAATTTTAATTCCTATCGCTTTTCCTACCCTGGTCTTAATTTTATCTTCAACTCTATCGCGTAGTTGATGTAATCCACCAGTTATTTCTCGTTCTATTTTAGATAGCAGATTGTCATCTTGTAATCCTGAACCGGACCAATTTTTATATCTGAAAGTTATAGTTATTTCTGATAACCCTTGAGCATTATCGTCTGAGAGTTGCTCATAATTAATAATCTCTGGATACGCTTCATATAAAGTACATACGTAACTGTTGCTTCCTGCTAGATTTAGATCTACTTCTATTCCGTCAACGCCTATGGACGTGCTTATAAGGTTTGTTCCAAAATTTATAGGACCTACGTTAGATAATCTTCTTTTAATAAATGATGGCAAGGGTAAATTAAATTGTTTTTCAAAAAGTGGAACATTAAGTTCTTTTTTTAATTGTCGTATTTCTATAGTTCTAACGTAATCGTCATAATATCCAACATAATGATCAGTCGGGTCTGATGATTGCCAATTCGGTATTATGCTGTTCATCCACGTTTCAAAATATTTTCTTACTCCTTGATCATTCATTACTCGAAAAGTCATTTGAATCGGTTGATATGTCATACCATGCGCTACTTCAGTCGTACTCATTCCAATTTCTCTAGGAATTGTAGCGAGGTTAAAACTAGGTAGCTGCACATTTTTGCACAATAAATTTAGATCTCTAGGGTCTTGTCCTGATTGTTCAAACCTAGGAAGTATCACCGAGAACAAATTAGATCTAGCGAATCCATTATGTTTAGTAATTTGTGATGAAAGTTGATCTATGCTTGCTGTTTTACTAGCGCTCATTTATCATGCTCCTTGAATCTGCCCAGATTTTTGATTGGGAACCGCGCGACCATTGCGCTGTTGGTAAGAAAGTTGCAATTTCCCATTCTGGTGCGGGAACTTCTGCTAAGTTACCTTCAATGTGAGCAGTAAGATAATGTTTAAAACAAGGTTTAAAATATTTCATCTTTGCTGCTTTTTTTAAATAATTGTATGAAACTGCAAATTTGGTGTTATCGTTATATTTTTTATCTGATGTGATGTCCATAAGTCCATCTAAAAACTTTGCTCGTAGAGTCAACGGTAAGTAATGGAGATTCAAACCATGAAATCCGCCAGGAGCTTTTTGCACTGCAATTACTAGAGGGAAGTTATCCCAGTATGGAAGTTTTGCTCTTGTTTTAGGATCATAGAAAAACATGTACATTCCGCCCACAGCGGAACGTTGCGTTTTTCTTAACTCTGGTTCGCTAAGTAATGCTCTACGATTAGGTTGCATTCCAGAGAGTTTATTACGAAACCATCTTCGCGATTGATTTGTACGCGGAGTTATTCCTGCACGGAACGCTTCTTGTTCAACTGTTTGAAATAGATTACTCATGAATCTATTTATAACGAATTACGAAGGTTGTTTAACTTCTGGTTCTTCTGCCGCCATTTGTTTATACTCAGAAAGTTTTTCTGCGGTCTCGTACTTTTCAGGAGAAGAGAAAATTTTTCCGGAAAAGGTGCGATACAGATAGTAGGTTTTTTCAGACTGGTTTGCTGTTGATTCTGTCATAATTGAGATAGTGTTTTGCATTATATAGTATTTTTATACTTTTAAAATCGGTTTCCATAGTTCAGCAATTTTTATACCCTTTTTTTGCCTCGATAGACCGGCTGCGCTACAATGTTTGCAAGTTTTATTAGAATTTGTTCTATTAAAAATTAAAGATTTTCTTAATTCGTTTAATGATTCTGAATGCATCCAAAGTTCCGAAAAGGCAGTATCGTTTACGTTTCCAAAAGAACCTAAAGTTCTTTCCCAATTATGACAACAAGCTCTAATACTTCCATCATAATCTATAAACGATTTAGTAATAGGATACCAACACGGAACAGGTTTTCGAAACGAGTGTTTATACGTTGGTCTTTTCCCCGTATAAGGATCCATCAGACCGGCGCGATCTAGGTATGTCGGCGTTTTGTAATATCTTCGATAAAATTCTATGTCTAGGATTCCTACTAAAGACTTTATTTCCTTTAGATATTTTGCTAATCTTTCGTCGTCGTCATAGCAATCGATAAGCATAGATGTTAAACCAGTGCTTTTTAAACGCTCCGCATTAAATGGTCCATATCCAGGAATAGAACCTTTAATAAACCTGTCGCCGTTTGTTATTAAGTTAGTTTCACATTTAGGTAAATTTTTAGAAACGTATTCGATCATTTCTAATATTTTTGGATGTAACAGAGGTTCGCCATAGCTACCAAATATAATAGTTCCGACATAGTTGTTCTTTTTTAAATTGTCAACAGTGTTTTTGACAGTTTCCAATTCCATAAAAACATTATTATTAGGAAACAGTTCTTCATTGTGATGCGGGCACATCCAACATTTTCTGTTACACAAATCTGTAATGTTAAATTCCACTGTTGTTAGACCTAATAAAAATTTAGAATTCGCCGATTGCTCTTCAAATAAATCAGTATTTTCTAATTGATAATGGAAATCTTTGTCTGCTTTAAAAACCCAATGGCTCCTATTTAAATCAATTGACGGATGATCGAACTCTGCAATGTTTACGAATTGTTTTCTAGTTAAGGATATGTGTAATTGTTGTGTAATGTAATCATCGCCTGGGTATTTCATTTTTTTCTCGAATATGGTTTTAAACGTTTTGTAGACTTAGGTTTTATGCCTAGTTTATCAAGTTCTATTTCTGTCCAGATTAAAAATTCCCAATTTCTATCTTTGCAGTATCTCTCGGTCGCGCTCCATTTATTTCTATTTTTTACATATGTCATTCCTTCTGAAACGTAACGTTTCGTTTTTTTCGCGCCTTGCGGTGGAACAGTTTCTTTTTTCGGTTTAACTTCTATTAATACCGTTTTGTTGTTTGACCAGGTTACTTTAAAATCTGGAAAATATCGGTGATATTTACCATCAACCTCATACAAATATGGAATAATAACCTCTTCGCTGGACCACGATTTTACGGAATTTGAAGTGTCGAAAAACATCATACAATATTTTTCCCATAAACTACGATAAAAAACTTTGGTATGATCGCCTTTATATTTGGCAGAATTTTTAATTCTATATTTTCCTGAATAAGCCATGATCTCTATAAATAAATGCAACGTAAACTTATTTATTGGGAAAGCAATGGCGTTTGTAGAACCAGGATCAACAGAAAGAGTTCCGTCGAATCCGACGACGACTACTGAAGCAAAAACTCTCGAAGAATATAAAGAAGAGACAGATCTTCGGGATCAACCTGGCAGGACTCGTAGAGAATACACGCAACTTTATTATCCATTAGACATGCGAGGCAATTCTAGATTTCCAGGAAGTATAAAATTTCGCGCTCGACAGTTAGAAAGTCAAAGCAAAGTTACTGGTTTGCTTTACGATATTATAGACGGAATATCTAAAAAGATTACGTCTTTTGCATTAGACGAGTCAACTGAACTCGGAGTGGGTTCCAATAGTGGTAAAAGCGAAGCGAAAGAAACTGGAGCCGAGTCTGAAAAATCAGAAAGAGAAGTTTCGAGCGAAGTAAAAAACGAAGGGTTTTTGTCAGGAGCCTTAGACGCTATTTCTGACACTTTTTCAGATATCGCAGACTGGGCGAACGGACCCATCAGCACTCAATCGTTTCGAGATACTTTGTTAGATGACGGAAAAGATATGGGATTTGTAAAACTTCCTCTTCGTCAACAACTTCAATTTACTGATAGATTAGACTATCAAAATGCAGATCTGGGATTAATTAATGGAGCTATTGAAACAGCGGCTTCCAGCGGTCAAAGCGCAGTTGGTAGTTCTGTTAAAGCGATATTGCAAAGTAGTGGCGCATTTTTAACTGGCGGACCTACTCCTCAAGTTTCTGCAGTTGTTCTTAAAGGATTAGAAACAGCTGGATTACCATCGACCGGACTTTCCTCAGGTTCTAGGATTTCGTCCAATCCTAATTCTCGAACGCTATTCAAGAGTTCTGTGATAAGAAATTTCGCATTTAGTTTTTCTTTAGTAGCTAGAAATCCTAAAGAAGCAGAAGAAATTAAAAAGATTATTAAATTTTTTCGAATTTCTTGTTATCCCGATTTAATAACGCTAGGAAATATTCCTGCTGGATATATTTTCCCTGATTTGTTTGACATCTTTATTGAATACCGTGGGAAACCTATTGCAACTAGAATTTTGCCATGTTATTTGACAACAATAGATATTACTTACAACACTCCGACAACTGGAATGCACGCCGACGGTAATTTTACCGAGATTGGACTTAATCTTACATTTACAGAAGCGTTCGCGTTGAATCGAGCGAGAATCAATCAAGGTTACTAATATGTCAAATTATTTTAAAAATTTTAAAGTTGATCGTTATCGTTTTGGCGATGAACAATACTCCATATTGTTCCAAAGACTTTCAACTTATATTGATGTCCTCGATCGCGTTCAAGATAATTTAAGCGTATATACTAACACTACAATTTTATCAAATGAAAGACCAGACACTTTATCATATAGGATTTACGGAACGACTGATTACTATTGGACATTTTATTTAATGAACGAAAAGTTAAGGCAACAAAGTTGGCCGCTTACAGACAAAAGAGTGTATGAAAAATCTGAAGAAATTTACAATGGGTATTTTGGAAGATTAGATTTTGTTGACCTAAATGCATACAATACATTAATGCAACAAATTTCTTTATTGTATCCAGTAGGCGAATCGGTTAATTTAGTTACCAGCGGCGCAGCAAAAAGAGCAGCTACGGTTAAGAGTAAAAATTTACAAAATGCAGAAATATATTTTACTTCTTCTGCTGTTTTAAATTCTGATACTATAGTATCGGTCGAATATGCTGATACTAGTAACAGTTATAATTTTAGTGCTTTTGATTTCGAATTTAATGGAACACACCACTATACTAAAACTGGATCTGCAGTGGAATACGATTTGGTCGATAATCCGATTGATCCTGGAACTCCTGTAACTTTCCAAGAAAATTTTATTGCGGTAAATGAAGACGTAAGACAAATAAGAGTAATTAAACCCGATGAAATTGAAAAAGTCGTAGGCGAATTCAATAGACTTGTGAGTTAATATGGAATCCGGGACTTATCATTTTTGTACAAAAGCTATTTTGTCTGGAACGATTCTAGAAAAAATCGGAGTAGAAGTAGATATTCTTCCAAATATTTTGGAGTTTGTTTTTTACGAGGATATTCTAAATCCTTTTGTTCATGCTTCAATAAGTCTGATAGACGATTTTGGTTTAAGGCACGCGGTAAACTTACAAGGCACTGAAACTATTACAATCGAGTTTACCGAACAACTAGAAGAGCGAAGAGTTTTATTTGAAAAGAAATTCTATATTTCTCGTATAGAAGCAAACGCTCCGATTAACGATAGATCTGATGCTATTGTTCTGCATTTAGTAGAAGAGCATGTAATAATCAATGCAGTAAAACAAATTAGTAAATCGTATACAGGATCTTTTGAAGAAATCATAAAATCTATTTCTGAAATCGAATTGGGAAGGAAAATAGCATATAAAAATTTTAAACCTTCTGCGCAAGGACCAAGAAAAATAGTAGTTCCTTATCTAACCCCAATCGAAGCAATATGTTGGTTGCGCGATAGATCGTCTTCTAAATCCGGATTTCCGATGTTAGCGTATTCGACATTATTTGGTAATGATATTATTATAGAAAATATGGAGGAAAACCTTTCTTCTACGGTATTAAACCCAAAGTCGCCTTTGCGGCATACTTCAGGAATGCGATCGTCAGAAAACATCGCTGCTAAGAAAATTTATGCTATAGAAGGATTTAGAGATGTAAACTCTGAAAACATGTTACATATGATAGAAACCGGAACAATCGGATCTAGATTTTCCGTAACTGATATAAACACCGGAGTGACGACCAGGAAACACTATTCTATTAGAAATATTGTAGATGAGATGACAGTAAATAATTTAATAGATGGCAATTTTGCATATAATCTATTTGATCCCATACTTAAAATTGGTGAATCGTTATATGATTTGTACGACGCGAATAATGTTCATCAAATTAATACCACACGAACATATCCACAATTTAACAATTATCATGACGAAAGCAATGGGCAATCTTCGTTAAAATATAAACAACAGATGATTAAAAATATTTTAAATCGAAACACTTTGGATTTAAAAATGGACGGGTTTTTGTTTTTTGCTAAAAACATTAGCGTTGCGGATAAACTTCGTTTACTATTTTTGAATAGTGACGCTTCTGCTAATTCTATTGATGCCAATACTACTACAGATCACAGAAGATCTGGAGATTATATTATTACATCTATTAAAAATAGCATTTCTAAAACAGAACATAGCGTATTATTTTCAGGTTGTAAAGTAAACGATCTTCCTAATACCGGAAATGAATTATGACAACGGGACCGTTAAGACCGATAAATTATATGTACTATGGCGATGAAACGCGCTGGTTTATAGGTACAGTAATTAACGCTGTTCCGCCAGCTGGGTTTGAAGGAAGAGTTCGTGTTCGTATTCATGGAGTACATGATCCAGAAACTTCTAATGTTCCTGAAGTCGATTTACCATGGGCGCAAGTAATGATTTCTGCTACTGAGGGAGGTTCTTCTGGAATAGGTAGGTCTCCGCAACTTTTGGCAGGCGCGCAGGTTTTTGGTATTTTTATGGACGGCAGGCATTCTCAAGTGCCTTTGGTTATGGGTGTAATTTATCGAGACGAGTTCCCATCGGATATTCAAAAAGGTGTCACGTTTACAAGCGAAACTTCTTACAATAAACAACAATCTAGACTTCAAAATGTTGTAATTGAGGAATTACGAGACGACTTCCTAGAAACGACAGATGAGACTCTCAGAAGATTACAAGGAATGAAATTTTTTATAGACAACGGATATACTCCGCTTCATTCCGCTGCGATTGTAGCAAATTTACAAGTCGTGTCTGGTTTTAAATTACTTTCAGTTGCTGATGATCGAGTCGGCATTGCTGGATGGTTAGCGACAGGAAAACGGTTTAAAAACTTGAGAGACTTCGCTATATCTTATGAACCGCCAGCGACGACATTATCTTATTCTTTGCAATTACAGTTTATTTTGTACGAACTCAGAAACGATTTGCTCCTCGCTAATAAATTGTTGTTACAATCAAATGAAATAGAAGAAGCGACGAATATAGTCTCTAAATACTATACTAAATCAAATAAAAATGCTATTTCGATAGCAAAACAAGCATATCGTGAGGTATATCAATAATGGCACAAAGAGACGTCGACGGTGGCGGACCTATAACGCCCCCTGTACCCAAATGGCAGTCATTCGTAGATAAAATACAAGGAG